ATGGCAACACTTAAACTTTGTATCGTACCAGCTAAAGTGCTTATCAACGGAAAGCACAAAGTAAGAATATCTCTGGCACACAACTCCGGTACCAGATACATTCCTACAAACTGTATCATCGATGACTTGTCCCAATTTAAAGATGGTCAAGTTATCAATCACCCCGAAGCTGCATCTATGAACATGAAGCTCCGGAACCTGCTCAACCATTACCAAAAAGTCATAGACAACATCTATGATGTGGATGTATATTCATGTTCCGAACTCCGGGAAATCATCATCAAGAAGAAAGACCATACCAATGCCAAATTCTCCTCAGCTATGAATTCTTATCTATCTGAACTCGCAGAAGAGAAAAGAAGTAAATCAGAGAAGTTATATAGGCTATCCTGCCAGTCCTTCATTAAGTCACAAGGTGACTTATTACTTTCTATGATTACACCTCGGAATATAAAGCATTTCGAGATGGACCTTGAGGATAAGAGGTTATCCCCTACCACTATCAAAATATATCTGACATTACTCAAAGTGATTATCAACTATGCAAAGAAGCACAATATGGTAAAATATGAGATTGACCCTTTTGAGTTCTGCCGAATGCCATCCGCTAATATTCGTGAACTAGACCTTACTATTGACGAAGTAAAAGCTATCCGGGATATGGAAATTCCCAAATACAACATAGGTGTAGTACGCGACATATTTATGCTAAGTTATTACCTCGGTGGAATCAACCTTATAGATATGCTTGACATTGATTTCCGTAAAGATTGGATAGAATATTACCGACGGAAAACAAAGAGCAAGAAAAGCGGTGAAAGCAAAACCGCATTTTCAATCCAACCGGAAGCCAGAGAAATCATAAACAAATACATGCAAAAAAACGGAAAGCTTGTGTTTGGCAAGTACAAAACATTCGGGCAATGCTACTCCGTGGTATCACGTAAAATGGAAGAACTTGCCAAGATAGCTGGCATAAAGAAACATGTGATATATTATTCAGCCCGTAAATCATTCGTCCAGCACGGATTTGAATTAGGTATCTCCTTAGAAATACTTGAATACTGCATCGGCCAGTCGATGAAAACCAATAGACCAATATTCAACTATTTTAGGGTCATGCGAAAACATGCGGATGATGCAATGAGAAAAATCTTCGACAGTCTAAAGTGATTGTTCTTGGACGAAAGCTATTGCCTCGATAGTAGCTTCTTCCCTCTCCTTTTCTATGTCGGAGTTCAAGCGGTCTATTAAGTCCATATTTCCCGTCAGCGCGGTTTTCACACAATCGGAAAACGTGACTGTCAGCCGATAGTGACCGTAACCAATAAAGGACTTCGTGAGCTTCGGGAAGGATGATTCAGTTTTACCCATAACGCAACCGGATTAAGAATAAGAAGCGGAAAAAGAACGGTTCCGCTTTCCCGTTGCGTTACATATCTACTTACGTCGGATACAGGATGCCATTAAGCTATCTCACGGGGGTCGGAACCGTATATGAATAAGCTACTGGCAAAATCAATCACCAGTAGCCCAACGGTCAGGTTCTACCCGACGCAAATAAAAGTATGTAACGCACTGCAAATATGGAAAAAATATGCGAAATAACGAAAATAATTCATGCAATAGTTGTATAATAACCAAAAGATTATTATCTTTGTAATGTCAAATAACAAAAGTAATCAACATGAGTAACGAACAAATTAAAAAGGACCTGCTTATACAAAGAGCATTCCTCAAAAAAGAATTAGACCAGCTAAGGTTTATTGCCGAAGTTACCGGAACTAACCAAGAAAAAGAGATTGATAAAAGATTAGACCGATTACTGACAATCGACAAAATATTGAAAGAGTTAGAAAAAAAGAAGTAAAACAAAGTCCCTCTCTCCGGAGAGGGCACTAAAAAACAAATATATGACACTGAAAGATGAATTACTGGCATTAAAGCCACTACTTGGTACAGACTCTCCAGAGTTCTATACCAAAATGAGAGAAATAGCCGCCAAGTACAATTCGGAAGAAGATAAAAAAGCTATTGCAGATTTCGTATCAGAACGCTTACAGAACATTGATAGGAAACTGGACGTTATAGAAGAAAGTGCAATCAAATTGCAATTACAAGAAGTTGCCGAAATAGTTTCTCTAAGCTATCTTGCGAAAAAGTATTTCAACAAGAGCCGTTCGTGGTTATATCAGAGGTTAAATGGCAATCTGGTAAACGGGAAACCGGCACGCTTTACTAAAGAAGAATTACAGACATTCAACAATGCACTACAAGACATATCTCAAAAAATAGGCTCACTTAGTATCTCATATTGATACTCTGTTATTTGACACCATCCCCGTAGTTGAGCCGCTACGGGGATTTTTTACTGAAAAAGAAGCGATTCATTCAACTGTCCTTTCCACAATCTCCATCACTACATGGCTTGACTCCAACCAGAGCCAATACCACAGCCAAAGCATAATCCCACCCAACCAAACAAAAGCCACATCAATATAGTACAAATTTAATATCCTGCTAACCAATACACATAAGAGTTCTCCGCAAAGCACATAGGCAGCAACCATAGTAACAAGCTGGTCATTGGCAACAGTTATCAAAACCAGAATGCCTATAACGGGAAGAAGGGAAATACAATCAATTAGAAGTTGTTGTTTGTCATTCATAATACAATAGGGATTAGAATACAAATATAAACATTATTTTGTATAAAACAACCCTCTATAATAGGAATTTCTGACAAAAAAGAAACGAACTATTATTACAATATAAACAAAAAGAGCGACTATTCAGCCGCCCCTTTCGCATTAACGAGATAGACATAAAAGTATCTCAAATCATCTCTGTAGATGAATCCGAACCACTACAGAGTTTCCATTCATTCTACAGTTTCTCCTTTTTCATTCAGAAGTACCGTTACTTCTTCAGTGGATTGATTTTCCTTGGTGATGGTCAACACAACCTTATAAATCTTACCGGTTTCTTTCTCGGAAATGAAAGCCTCCTTTATTACAGCCCCCTCATAGTCCTTAGCCAAGACATTCATAACTGCCTGAGGCAAGTCTTTTACTTCCACTTTTGTGAACTCATCCTGAGGATTTTGCTGAGTTTGCTCTACAGACTGTGTTCCAGAAACCACGTAAGCAAATGCTACTGAACTGCCTAATCCCATAACCATTGCTAATGCTACCAATACTTTTTTCATAATCGTAAGTTTTAAGTAAATAAATATAGTTTTTGTATTAACTATAGGACAAACGATATGCCATGATGTACATCAGTACATAATACATTATACATCAGCATATTATAAAAACAAGAAGGAATAATTATGTGTGGAAATATGTGGAACTGAGTACCACACATGGGGAATAATTACACAATATGGATTACTTAATTCCTGGGAAATGGAACAAGACAGCTGAATAAGCTGCCCCTTCTATAAAACAGTCAACAAACAGACATTCACTAATCAAATGACATAAACATAAGCATAAATAACCCGGCTAAAGCCATAGCAAATGCAATTACCATATAAATTACTTTTTTCATAACTAATAATTTGGTTAAACACATATTTCCATCGCACGTTCAACAACGTACTCTTATCTCCGACAAAACCTCAGCCGCATAAAAGCTGAGGTCCAGCATGTTCCTTTCAATATCTACAATCAATTAGAGCACACAATGTTGGAACATTCTGTAAATCCAGTATAAAGAAACTGCAATGGCTGAAAGAAGGACTATACTAACACTATACACCGGATTCTACTATAAAGACAAATGTGTTTCTGAAATTCCCTACGTGATTTGAGGGAATTTTTATAAAAGAAAAGGCACGCAAACGAAAAAGCCCCGACATGTCATATACAAGGTATGAATTGTTACTGAAATATGAACAAAGGAAAAGGCAACTTATTGGGCTACCTTTCCTTTTATATAATCTATTCCCTCATTCCCCATACCTTTTTTCCAGATATTATATGTAATATATGATAAATAATCACAGTTTTCATTTATAATATTTTTATCAATACTGAACTCATTACATCTTAAAGCCTCACTGGATTTGCAATGCCTTTCAATACCTTTTTTCTTATACAAACAACATATCCTCTCGCTCGTATAATAATTCGTTTTATAATATTTACATAAGAAACAATTTCTCACATTTTCATAATTTTTATAGGCAATTACCCAACCAAAAGTCAAAGGATCTATAGTACGATTAGTATAATAATCGAATGTAATCTCAAATATAGCAGATGAATATCGATGGGTATATTCATTACAACTAATACGCTTATATAAACCTTTCATTGATTCTAATAATACGAATTTATTGAGTTGCATCCCACATGTTCTAGTAATCCCATCTTTACGCCTAAAATTATAAAACATTGTTGTTTCATCTTCTGAAATTATTCCATTTCTTATAATATCGTCTAATTCATATTCGGAGCTTAGAGCAACTTCAATAATACGCATCCCAGATTCTATCTTCTCCTTCTCACATTGATGTGAAACTAAAATCTCAATAAAAATAGGCTCATGTCTATTTTCAGAATCAGAAAGAAGTAAATCAGCCCGGAAACCTTTATATGTTTTTTCTCGAGTGATTACATTGTAATAATTCTTTAAGTTAAAAGATCGGCTCGATTTTTTCTCACAATAAGAAGTATAGTCATCATGATTCCATAGACAATGTTCAAAATTAGAGCATCTATCTTTTGTTCTAAAAGAGATATTTAATGCACTATCTGAATTAAACCACTCTTCAATTCTTTTCTTGGCAAGAGCATGAAGATAAGTTTCGTAGCTACAGTTTTGCGGTCTTATCTTATGAGCATAATGCTTTACTTTAATAGAACCTTCTTTTACAACCATTTCTCCTTTGCAATGAGGACATCGATATTCTATTCCTTTCTGAGCATTTCCAATACCAATGCAATTTTCATTCTTATCAAGAGCATACGTATATTTGAGTTCTGCCATATTAAAGAATCATGCTTTATTCAACAAAAGTCATATTCATTTTTATCTTTGAAAAATGGAATTATCAGTCGTCTGCACGTTGGCTAATAAGAATTCTTCTAAAGCGGCACATTCAAAAGCCGAATCAAATGGAACCGCAATAGCTGCAATATATTTAGGTGACGTGCTCCAATAAGGGCTTCTAACCCGGCATTTCCCTTCACCATCATAACAAAAATAACTTCCAAGCCTTCTGCCAATGGCAACGGATGATTTACCTATATATAGCACATTGTCCTTATCGTCCATAATCAAATAGACTCCAGGCCTATCGGCATATGGGTAGCATTGGGGCCAGCAGTTTTCCATATTCTCTTTCCCAGGAAACAAATCATACTTGTTACTAACTGAAAAACGTGTAAGACTTGGGTGACGATACTTCTCTTCGTATAATCTCACTAATTTTAAAACCTCATCTAATTTTGCCATTCTTGGTTACTCTGTTTTTTAAATCATCGAATCCCTTTTGCCAAAAACACATATCTACAACTTTCATTGATGGATAGTGGTAGTGAAGTTTTTCAGAAATATATCTTTGGCATTGCTGTATTGTATCTTTATTGCTCTGAGAACAATCAATTATCCGCTTTAATAATTCTTCGTCAAACTGCTTGCCTTGACAATGAAATGCCCGCTTAAACAAGTCATCCAATGCAGGAACACAGCCAATGGTTCCCAACATGATTTTAGTAATCAGAGTATCTGTCGCAGCAAGGTTTAAGGATGAAGTCTTATTTTCCGGTTTATAATATGTGATTTTACTGTAGTAATCTTTGAGCGCATTGTACAACTTCATTATTTGAGAAACATCATCCATTGTAAACCATTCTTTTCGTAGGGAATGAAATTTCCTTATTATGTTTACGGCATCCATATGAATCGTATAATCTTTCCAAAGTATTCCACAACTACCTCTATACATTCCCCAACTCGCTAAATAAAAAGCAAGGTGAAGAGATAAATAGTCTACTGAATCTAAATTACCGAATGCCGTATAGCAATATTCCCATGATTTAAAGCGATGATTTGAGTCTTGAACCATATTACTCAAATATTTTTCAACGCTACTTTTTTCTATGTCTAAAATAGGAAATGTCATTTCTATATAGTTAATTGTTTGACTCAATAAATTCCTTCAACCGATACAATCTATCAATGGCCGGATTGTAGAAAGCATCCGGATAGTGCTGCTTAATATCGCAGATATTCGCATTAACATACATAGAGGTGTCAAAAATATGTTCTGCCTCACTTAGCATCACCTCCTTGGGTAACTGGGTTGTCTGTGCCCATTCGATTATTGCCTTGACGGATTCCTCGTCATAGGAATATTTACTTTCTTCTGCCATAATTGCTATTTATGTTTTTATGAATTAGCCTGCACAAATATAGATAATTGAAGCCAATTACAAATGATATAGAAGCCGAAGTTATAGGAAATATTGAGGCTTTGCATTAATTTTGTCACTACTTATAATTTTTTACACCATATGAGCCCAAAGAATGTATATGAATTAATCCAGGAAAGACTGGAAGTGATTTTTAAAGAGTTCGACAATATATACATTTCCTTTTCAGGTGGAAAGGATAGCGGAGTGTTGCTGAACCTATGTCTGGACTATATGCGTAGGAACCGGCTGAAGCGCAGGATTGGAGTGTTCCACATGGACTATGAGATACAGTACAGTATGACCATTGACTATGTGGACCGGGTATTGGAGGCAAACAAGGACATGCTGGACGTGTACCGTGTCTGCGTGCCTTTCCGTGTAACGACCTGTACCTCCATGTACCAGAACTACTGGCGTCCCTGGGACGAAGCAAAAAAGGAAGCATGGGTCAGAGAAATGCCGGAGGACGCAATGACTGTAGACGATTTCCCTTTCTATAACCGCAGGATGTGGGACTATGAATTTCAGACAGAGTTTTCCCGTTGGCTCCATCAACGGAAAGCTGCACGGCGTACCTGCTGTCTGGTGGGCATACGTACCCAAGAAAGCTACAACCGTTGGCGCACAATCTATCGAGGTGTGAAAGAGCAATATAAGGATTACCAATGGAGCACGAAAATCGGTGAGGGTGTGTATAACCTATACCCACTGTTCGACTGGAAAACGGAGGATATATGGATTGCCAACGGCAAATTCCGATGGGATTACAATAAACTATACGACCTCTACTACCAAGCCGGGGTAAGCCTTGACCGGCAACGGGTGGCAAGTCCATTCATCAGTGAGGCCATTGAGAGCCTTGCCTTGTATAAAGTCATTGACCCCAATACTTGGGGACGGATGATAGGACGTGTAAACGGAGTCGGCTTTGCCGGACTTTACGGCAATACCCGTGCGGCAGGAAGGAGAGCGATACGTCTGCCGGATGGATATACCTGGAAGTCATTCATAGAATTCCTGCTTTCGACCCTGCCGGAACATACCAGGAGAAGATACCAGGCCAAGCTGGAAACCAGTATCAAATTTTGGAAGGAAAAGGGTGGAGTTCTCAGTGATGAAGTCATACAGAAGCTGAAAGACCGCAATATCCCCATCCAGGTAGGTGACAGCACCAACTATAGGACAGACAAGAAACCAGTACGAATGGACTACCTGGATGACATTGACATAGAAGAGTTCCGAGAAATTCCCACCTATAAGCGTATGTGTATATGTATCCTGCGTAACGACCATACCTGCAAGTATATGGGGTTCGCCCTAACCAAGGAGGAGAATGAAATGAAGAGCAATGCCTTGAAAAAATACAAGGATATTTTATAAATACTGCATTGTACAGTAAACATATAAAACTGCCCCGACTTTCGCAAGCCAGAGCAGTCCAATTTATAAATTTAAAGTCTTATGATGAAGATTGTCTGTTGCGCCAATGTTTTACTATCAGCATAACGACAATCAAAACGGTTACACAAACACAAGCAAAACCAATTTGTTTAAGCAAGGTGGATTCTTTTTTTTCTTTTATAGTTTCTGACCGTTTTTCCTCACGGGTATTGGAAATGGTTCTTTTATCAGCCTTGACACTCGTAGTATCGGCTACTACCGTCTGTCTATCCTCCTTCTTATTGAAATCACCTTCTACATGACCGTCAGCCAATAACGGAGATTTCCCGGTCAGGCTGTCGGGCGGTTTTCTTGTATCATAGATACGGAAATCAATCACATAGTTACCATTAGCGGTAATGAGTTCGCTCAAAGAGGTACTTGCCCCATGTACGATATCGACCGATTCACTCGTGCTGTCCTTTCTGATTACTTCTGCATCGGACTTGACAGTTTTATGAGAGCTGCCACATGATAACAATAGGAACAGACACATGAAAGGAGCCAGCAATATATGCCGGCTTACCCAGTTCATAACCTTAGCCAACATAGGCAATGTCATTTATACGGTTCATCCAGCCTCTCTTGAATTTATTGTTAGCCGGACGTTTCCTGCATATATCCTCAATGAAGTCGAACCGTGCAAGCTTAATCATGTCGAACAACTCACGCGGGTTCCTGGCATTCACCGCAGCAAGTGTCTTAGGACCTACTATTCCGTCCACAGTAACACCAAGCAAGCGTTGAGGTATCTTTATCCCATGCGCACCGGATGCCCACACCCAATCGACAAGGATATTAGCAACTGATTGCGATTTAATATCGTCAGCTTTCCATCTGTCCCAATAATGCGGCTTGAGCACCCGGTTAACGACATCCTCACGGGTAAGCAGACGCAGGTCATCCACGTCTATATCACCGTCACCGTCCTTGTCATAGCCGCATGATTTCCACGTGCCGATAGTCACACCCATATTCGTAGCCCCTCCCAAATCGTCAGGGTCATTTACAAAACCGCCTTCCCATTTGAGAATCCACGGCGCTAATTTATACACATTCGCCATTCTTATTTTCCTCCTTGATTTTTGGTTTTACATAAAAATACAATATATTTGCAAACGCCTTTGTTTAAACTTTAAGTTGTGTAGTATTAAGGGAAAGGGAGCCGTTGTGAAACACCTTCCTTTTTCATAATTTGACCTCCCTGAACTCCGGAAGGATGTACTGGATATTCACCGCCGCCTCATGCAATACTTTGTGAAGTTCGTCCTCACCCATCCCGGTATCATCAGTAAACTCACAAAAGATATTGCCAACCCAATCCTGGGAGGAATTGAGCCTCTTGATGGCAACACTGCGGCATCCGTTCGTCGAGAGTAATGATTTGACAACCCTATCCTTGACCTGGCTGTCAATATCCGAATAGAACATGAAAAGATTCTCCGCAAGGCTTTTCGCAAATACCGCCACCTCACTCATGGGAAGCGACTGGACATTCTCACGCATACCGGCAATGCCCTTACGCTTCACCTCGAACTGTATACTAAGGAACGCCACATGTCCCAAAGGATGAGGTTGGACGATATACACCCGGTCCGCTTTCGTTTCATAAAGAACCCTCCAAAGCTCACCGAATACCCTGGCCGAGTTCTCACTCCTACGGTAACTTTTCCTTTCCTCTTCTTTCTTGAAGTACTCCACTTTTAAATCCGTCATCTTGTTCTTAGTGTACTGGTTGTAGGCGAAATAGGCAGCCGCCAAAGTTCCGAGGGCGCTGACCATGTTTGCAATGTCTATTTCCATTTGTTTTTTTTAATATTAAAGGTTATATTTGCAACGTTTCATAAACAAATTTTATATAGCAGATTGTAATACGTCTTGCCTGCGACTGGTCGGACGTATTTTTCTTGTATCCTGCATATCTCGATAAAAATGAGTATCTTTGTTTCTCATAAACAATTTTTTAATTCGACTGTGTCCTGGTTTGTTCGTGAGAGCAAACCGGATGCGAAGCTTTATAAATCTGCGCAGGGAGTAAACTTCATACCGCAACATCATACTTCTCTCTAATTCCCTGCAAAAATTCCGTTCTACCGTGAGGTAGGACGGTTTTTTATATGAATGCCCCGTGTACGAAAAAAGCAAGGCATCATCAAATACACCAACATTCTACAATCACTGCCCCCAACCATTTATTTCATCCTTGTTTATATAAACATTAAAAACTATATTTGTACCGTTTTTTGAAAACTTATCTAATTTATAAAGTCCAATTACACCCTGCTTGTGACGAGTAGGGTGTAATATTTAGTAACCAACCATACAAACGTCCGACATTGTACAAATGTACATCAGACGAAATCAAACAAGTTGTTGAATTACAATTTTCCACTGACATCCCGTGACAGCAAAAGTAATTGCTTCCACAACCTTGAAAAAGGACATAAAAAAAGAGCTCGATGACAACATAAGTCGCCACTAAGCTCTTGGTATTTATATACATTTCTACAAGCAAATATAGGAATTTATATTTGAAATCCGATTACTTATTGCATCCTTTTTAAATGTTCATCCAATGTTTTAGGATTGCACTTCAACTTCCGGCAAATAACGGCTTTACTATAACCATATTCGAGCATAGTTCGGATAAGATTTTCCTTTCCAGTCAGCTTGTAATGCGTGTTTTTATCCCCCTTTTTTCGACCAAGTCGTATTCCTGCAGCTTTTCTGTAAGCAAGGGCCTCCTTGGTTCGCTGACTGATAAGGTCACGTTCAATTTCAGCGGATAAACCGAAAGCGAATGCCAATACCTTACTGTTGATGTTATTACCTAATTCGTAACGCTCCTTGACAGTAAGAACACAAGTTTCCTTAATCATACAGAGGTGAAGCATTGACATAATACCCATCAGGTTTCTTCCTAATCGGCTGATTTCTGTTATGATTAGAGTGTCGCCTTTCTTCATCCTCTTGAGAAGTGGACCTAATTTCCTATCATTAGCAATTTTGGTACCGGAAACCTTCTCGGACACCCATTTATCTATTACAAGTCCTTTTTCCGTTGCAAATTTCTGGACTTCGAACCTTTGGTTCTCGACTGTTTGTTTGTCAGTGCTAACCCTAATGTATGCGTAAACCATTTTTAGCCGTGAAGGTAGTCTTATTCAACAGCCTAACCAAAAAGGGTATTCTAATGACCCTCAAAAGTACAAGGATGATAGAGAAAGTAAAGTTATCAGAAGTGGCAACCGGTAATCCGGCATCACTTATTGGGTTAACATCCGGTCAAAGCTTGGCGCAAATGCCTATAGACCGTTTGCCAAAGACTGAGTATATCGCTATGGCATCGGGAACGGACAAATTACGATATACACAATTAAGGTATAGTACTACTTCAGGGGCAGGAAGCAGGATTCTTTTGATTGTCCCCATTTCCGGACTGACTGATAAAATGGATGCAGCCGGAGTCTTGGGTAGCCTATATGTGTTAAGAGCTGGAATGAACTACATGCCTATGATGGTAAAAGCCGATATAATGCTGTTCCGTTCCTCTTCATTCCTTGTTAATGATATGAATGTAATGGGAGCAAGTGCCGATGGTCCTGTAAACTTCAAATTGGGACATTGTACTTATGAAGGGCAGTTATATCTTGCGGTTAAATTCAATACGGAATTTTCTATAACAACTTGCTTTCAAGGATTCTACACGTCAGATTGTGTATTCCGTAACGTTCTTGAAGAGAATGTTACGGACTGGACAGACTTACTATGAAATAAGCGGAGGAAATTCTTTTAGCCGTATTAATAATCTGTAGAAATGCTCAGTAACTTTTACTTTTATTGTGCTCATTGCTGTCTATTGCTTATTTCCGTCATATCCTTTGACCCTCAAAAGTACAAAGGATATGATAGAGAAGGTAAACATAAGTCAAGTAATGAACCAGTATCAGATAGTAACTGATGCAGACTATGTGTGTGTGGAAAAAGGGAATAGCCAGGGGAAGATCAATAAGGGTGATTTGCTTAATGCAATGTTTCAAAAAGGAACACCCGTAAAAGATTACAACTTAAATACAGAAATTGGTATATACTACATAAACGTTAGCGTTAATGGCACCATCAACGGACCATCCAATTCAATTAGCTATGGTATTCTTTTTGTACTTAAAGGATTAAATAATTATATTGTTCAAATAGCATGTAGTGTTACTGGCCTTCTAAATGTATTCATAAGGACAAGAACTGAACTTGCTTGGAGTGAATGGAAATCAGTAAATATTACCTAATATGACGGTATAATTTGCTCCTTTTATTTCTTATCGAATCTTCTGACCCTCAAAAGTACAAAGGTATGATGGAAAAGATTAAGTTGTCAGAAGTGGAGAGAGGTTTGCCTAACGGAATAATTGCTCAGATACGCGGGCTGAATACCCAGGGAGAGGGCATTTTAGAAACGGTGGAATCTTTTTTGAGTGACATATTATGTGCAAGAGGCTCCTTTATATATAACAGTCAAGAAGTTATAGATAACCTCAAGCAACCTGGTGTGTATATGCATGGGGACCCCATAATCGGTACGGGGACTTTCTATGGCGCGCATGGTGTGCTCTTAGTCTTGTATGTAAATGAATATACAATACATATTGATTTTCCTGCAAGGAAAAACTTTATCCTTGTAAGAAAGTGTGTCACTGTCAACGGGAAAGATGATTGGTCAGAGTGGAAATATATATCGTTAACAGACATATCAACGTAACAGACCTACCCGTTTTATCCGAGATGGCCGGAACGGATAATCTGTTTCTCACAAACTAAACATCCGTCAATGGCGACAAAGACAAGAAACGGAAATAAATGCTACAGTGGGGGGAATTATTCCCCCACCTTAGACTCCTCCATGTAGCTCGCAGCAGTCACCTCACTCTCGTCAGCCGCTTCCAATATGAATTCAAATGTTGTCGGATGGTAGGAAGACAATAGTTTCGCATATACTCCGGGCGTGTAATCCCTACGCTCAAGAAATACCTTGAATGCTCCAGTATCGGTATTATAGAGCTTGAATTTCGGCCTTGCATTTTCCGTTCCCAAAACACCGCCTATCAGATTTAATTTGTATGAAGGAGCTGCTGTTACCCCTTCAGACCTATATATTGAAAGGAAATATAGGGCAACCGGTCCTCCTCCGTATGACTGTACACTAAATAGAATTCCATCGGAGAAAGAAGATGTGTCCTTTCTCTCAAACAACAATATGGAGGATGTCATGGATACCCGCTTTTCTTGTCGCATGTCCCTGGAAGGTTTCAGACCGTTTTTTACCTCTGTTGCAATGGGTAGTTTCCCTCTGATTAACTCAACTACATTGGAATCTGTTATGTTAACTTTCTCTATCATATCCTTGTACTTTTGAGGGTCAAAGGATAGGTAGGAAAATGGATACTCCAAAAGTCTCTTATGTTATGGTATTATTTATTAACGTCCAATCTTTCAAAACCTCTCCATTGCTACGAATGGTTTTAATATATATTTTTGCAGAGTTAGTAATATATAAATGGCTGTGTATTGAAACCCTCTTAGCGCTAATAAAATTCCAGTGCCCATATTATTTAAATTATCAGTAGATGAATATACACCAGCACTGATTTTACTATCGTATTCTTCATTTAATATATTCTTACCTTGTTCAAATCCATTAGCTTGCATAAGTCCCTTGTTTGCTTCTGTTGCAGCAGGCAGTTTTTCTCTAATTAACTCAACCACATTGGCATCTGTTATATTAACCTTTTCTATCATACCTTTGTACTTTTGAGGGTCAGAAGATACGAATGAAAAAGAATGTATTAGGAAATATTCTATTTAGTAGTAAAAATCATTTCCATTGAGTCCAAACACCATTGACTCGTGACCTCTTATACTCTTTCAGGTCGATAAAGGATATTGCTATTTGTACAAAATCAGCTGAACCTATAACTTTGACCCAATAAAAGCTATTGGTTGGAATGTTTGCCACATTATTCCATACGCTATATTCTCCAGCTTCTACAAGGTTGTTTAAGTCTCCATCTTTAACAATATTTGCTTTGTTCATTTGCAAATTAAGGTCGCTTTTCTTAATCTTCACCGGTTCACTACTTGTTTCCCCATAGAAAAAATCTGCATCATCCTTAACAGATAAGCTGTTCAAGGCTTGACTTATGTTTACCTTCTCTATCATATCCCTTGTACTTTTGAGGGTCGTCATTTTCGGATAAAAACGACAACCAGTTTAACATTTTGTTTTTATTCTCGTTTTGTTAATAATTATCTTATTTTGTCAACTGTTCGAATAGCGTTTCGTTTCCACCCCATTCTTGGAAAACGCCAACCCGATGGATGGATTTATGAGAGCACTGTATACATCATTTCCCAACGACGAGTCATTAATCATAATCGAGCCTGCTCGCAGAATAGTATCGCCAAATTCCTCACTGTTATGGTAGTTCCTCAATCTGACCATAGGAAGGTAATTGATGTTTCCATTCCATTGCTCTTCCATAAACTTGATTTCACCGATAACACTATTGTTCTGGTTGTACATCCTGATGGAGTTGGTATCCGGATCCAACTCGATTCTCGTTCCATTCAGTGAAGTGGAGAACTTGCCGATAATCTTAATGTCACCGTTATCCTCTATTCGGAATGCACCGTTGGGGGACCTGATGTTTCTGAACACGCCGCCGTCAACCTCGACATTTCTTCCATAAAAGATCCCCCTCAAGAAGTCAATCAGCAGGTTCGGCCTGAACCCGTTCGCCGGATTCATCGGATCACTGTAATTGAAGTCCTTGTACCCGCCCTCCGTCTCCACGGCCGAACCGTCCGCTCTCACCCCGTACTGGGAGAACATGTACTGCCCGTAGAATACGGCGCTCGCCAGTTTTGCGAAGTTCGCCATCAGAATCTCGACGAACGAATACCTGACCTTGTCCATCAGCACCCAGGTGGCCTTGCTGCCGTTGGCCGCATAGTCCTTTTTCGGATTAATATTCTTAAAAGTGCCCTCCTTGTTCAATACGTAATACTGCCCCTCACACAGCACCATGGGTGCGGACAGTGGGGTACGGGTATAGGATACGGATGCCGCGTACTCCCCGGTCGGATAGACCAGCGGGCCGACCGGTCCCTGCTGGAGATACTTCACTTCTCCCGTCTTGCTTGCCAACGCTTTCTTTGCCATATCATGCTGCCGTTGAGATTGTCCATGAAACATTGCCGCCTGCCTGCTGGCACATAGCTTCGGTGCAGGTACCGCTTGCCGCAGCCACATTCGCCGTAGCCGGATTGAGAATGACCCCTGCCGAATCCATAAAGACAAAATAGAACAGCATATTCTTTGCCTTCGTGGTCTGTCCCCGCTTGACAAGGATAGGCGTATAAGTCACCGAACCTCCGGAACCGGAAACAATCGTCTCATCCTCGGGATTGGGATTAGTTATGATGTCGTAGGGGTCTGACAAGTCCATCACCGTCTGCGTGTCAAGGCCTATCAGATTGCCGCCCTGCGACACCTCCACCTTAAAGATGCCCGTAGTGTCAACCAGGCTGTCCGTAACGGTCAGACTCTTGCCAGTCTGGTCGACGAGTGTCTGCCAGGCACCGTTAACCATCCTGGACCACTTGTAGGTCAGTCCGGAGGTGATCTCTGACGCTCCACGTCTCGCCATCGCCGTGAGAACGACACTGCCTCCCTTCTCACGGATGGCAAAGTATTTGTCATCACCCGAAACGATGGTCACCACGTTCTGGTTGCCCACACCCTTGGTGATAGAGATGCTGTAGACGAACTGCACCTCATCCGACACGTTGCCCACGGTCACCGTAGCCACCGCCTTGACGCTGCAGCTCGCACCGGATGACGCCTTCACCAGGTTCTTCACGATCTGAAGCCCGTAATAGTTTGTAGTGCCTGCTTTATATGGAATGAACTTGAAATGACCCGTCTCGCCGCCAAACGTGTTCGTGGAGACGTTGGATGTGAAGCTTATCAACACGTCATTGAAATACCACCTGATGGAAGAGGGCACCACAATCCCCTCAGCCACCCGTGAGGAGGTGAGAAGGAAGGAGAGCGTCGGCTTCATCGTGGTAAAGTCGGGGGCTATGTTTGTCGGAGCGCCCGACTCACCGTCATACTCCTGGTACAGGTCTCCCTTGTCGCACATGATGGCAGGCATGTATACACCGGACTTCTGTGAGAATATCACCTGCCCGACCTTACTCGCTACGCTCATCGGTCACCTCCTCCCCGTCTTTATCCATGAAACCCTCCGGAGTGGCGACCTCCACCGGATCTTCCACGCCGTCTATCTCACCCTTGGCCTGCTGCGGGGAAAGGCACACGCCCCCGACTACTGCCGCCCGGTCGAATACCGTATCGCCGGGAAAGCCTGCCACATCGGCCTGCCATAACAGCACATTGCCGTCGGCAGTGCTGTTGCGGATTCCTGCCACTCCCAGCTTGTCCGCAACCTCTCTCGTCACTTTGATATAAAATGCCATACTGCTATCGATTAATGGTTAAACATCCCTTTTCCTTGCCACTATAAACTTACCGCTGTCATCCGTCACGTACTTGCCGTCAGATGTCACCACCGCCGCATACGGGCCCTTGTCAATCACCTTCAGCTGTAGCATCATGCCGTCGGTGCATGGGATGGAGGGCGAGTACCCGGCAGCGGCCAGCACGTATGAGGAGGCGCCGGCCACCTTCGTGTACCATTCGCACTCAAGGATGGCCTGGGGATTGGGGACAATCCCTGCCGTATCACGGATGACCGGTTTCGGGTATATCATCTTGGTTCCGTCGGCCACCTGCTGCGGAAATCCCTCCCAGTCAATCTCGATGGCGGGAATACGCCTGCGAATGGTGGTGGAGACATAGTCTATGTCACTGTCCGGCTTGGATGAAGGAGCACCGTCCTTCGAGTACGATGCTTTCACAACGTAGGTCTGTTCGTGGCCGATATAGTCCCGGTCTATGGTAAGCACGTTCTTTGTCAGTGATACGAACTCCCAGTCATTGTCGCCGTTACCGTCGGTAATCTGCTCCAGTGCGCCCGTATTCAGCTTCCGATAGAAGAAGAACTTGCACTTGTTGGTTGCTGTGACATCTACATCGCCGACAAGCAGCTTGGCGGTAATGATATGTTTTGATATATCACGGCAAGGATTCCAATCCAAAGAAGAAGGAGAATCAATCACCAGCTTAGGCTGTGCTTCGCTGCCATCTACGGCGCGAACAAGACGGCTGAAACGGTAGACGTGCGTCTGTCCGGTACGCTTCGCATCGACATACTCGGCGTAGAACTCCAGTGTTACCGGACTGCCGGGAACGGTATTCTTTTTCACTTGTATCTTACCCTTCTCGGCTCCGGTCTCGGTAATGACATAGCTCTTGTTGGCAGATGTAATCAATGTCCGCACACCGTTCAAGCGCTCGTACCACTTCATGTTGACCAATGACGCGTTGACCGCGCCCACTTTGGTCACCGCATCCGGGTCGGTGGCATTGCACCGGGGGAACAGCGTCAGGGGGGTAAGCGTGTAGTCCGGAGTGTACTCGGCCTTGTCAGCCTGGTACACCTGCACGTCCGGTACGCTGCCGACAACCTCTATCCCGCCGCTGGTCTGGAGAGGGCGGTAGTTGACCTCTATCTTCTTCTGTATAGTCTGCATAATTAGAAAGTTATATAATTCATTGTCTCATAATTATTCTGCCCGTCACGCAGCAGCACCCTTGCGATAAACTTGCACCCGGTCATGTTCATATAGTCGGGGCCGAGGTCGTTGACCGTCAGCGGCAGCGACTTGCCGGTTTCCGCGTGTGCGACCGCCCAGGCGTTGTCCTCGGTGACGTTGCCCGTGTCGCGCGTCCACTCCACATCACTGTCAAGGATATGCGCCGTCACGTCACGGTTGTACAGCTCACCGGTAATGGTGAGGGTGGTCGCAAAACGCTCCGCATCGAAGTACCAGCCGTTGCTGCTTTTTATATCGATGCTGAAATCCGGATTGCCCTCGACCATTGCCCAGCCCGCTGCTCCGTACTTCGGTTCGTCGGTAGTGCCGGAAACAAGACACATCCACTTGCATCCGTAGTGCCACACGGTATCGTACATCATCACACGTACAGTCTCGGTCTGTGCCTCGCGGTCGGCTTGGTAGGGTTCTGCTCCCGTGGCGGTCTCCATGCTCCACTCGCCGCGGTCGTTGGCGATGCGGGGTAATACGCCTTGGAAGTCGATGCGGTGGATGTCCTGCGCTACCAATCCCCGAACGTAGATATAAGAGTGCAGGTAGTTGATGGGCAGGTTGTCGAACAGAGACAGATGCTTCAGCCTGCCGACGATCACCGAATAGTTGCTTTCCTCAAGGATGGGTTTTGTGACCCCGTTAAGCATGCAGATACAATGCTCACGGGATGACAGATACCAATAACCCTGCCGTTCAGTATCAACCGGGTTGCCACGGTGTGATAATATCATCAACGGCTCAGGAGGATAATTCTTGCCACCCGGCACCTCGCTATCAGGGTACATCACAGCGTTGATCGTATTGGCTGAGATGTCAACATGCAAGACACGTAGCCAGGAGGTATAATACTTGCCGCCACCTGATGTAAGGTCATTGACAACACCATATACAACATCGTTTTCTGCCAGTGCAGTAAAGTCGTTATCCCACCGCTTCTTCATCTTCAGGCTGTATGTGCCGTCTTCAAGCTGCGATACACTTTCGATGGTACCGGACTCGGAGAATGAATAGTCGCTCTCCATGGCGGAGAGACGGTTGAAGATAAGCTCAAGGACGGTAAGGCTGTCGCGGACCTCGAGGCGGGACAGCTGCATACGGCCGTCAGGGAATATTCCGGCACCCTTGCCCGCGACCATAGAGTCGATAAACTCGCCGAACTTCAACAGAAAATTTGTGCCGTCAGACTGGTCTTTGCGAAGGAACACCTTTGATAATTCTTCGATGCTCATTCCTTGTTGAATGAGTTCAAGAATGCCAATAAATGTCCGTCCAACCCTCTCTGCGGTATTCTCTCCCTCAGAAGAGGCGTTCCTTATCTGTAGAGCAAGTTTCCTTAATATGTCAAGTGTATCAGGCATTATTCACCAAGTACTCTAAAAGTTACACGATTAGCATTAATCCCTCCATTTCCCCTATACAGCGGAAAGTCTTTTTTGTTATCATTCAAATACCGAACACATTCTTTCATATACCTATCAGCAACAGAGAAAGCATCATTATAAGCCATAAGTTTCTCCTTAAAATCAGAACGCGACGAATACTCGTTATCTTTATTGACAAATCCAAAACGGGTGACATTTCCATCTCCATTTTTCACGATACGAGCATAGGTATAATATGCTAATGTCGTTTTCAGCCCTACAAAGGAACGTTTGCCTCCACATTCTATGGTATAAGAACTACCATTAAGCAACTCACTATAATTTTCCGGATGTTCTTTCACATCTAAGAATAAAGCATCACCCAAAGCTGACTTCAAATCAATGTTCTCCGACTCCCGAATATATGCCTCTATCTTTTCCGTATCGATGTGTATTGACATCGTACGAGCCAACTTATAGACCTCATCTGTTGTTATTAGACATCGCAGCATTTCTTATATATTTAAGAGGTTGTACACTAAAGTCATTGGAAGGATTGAGAGGTTCATACTAATGCGCAAAAATTTTCTGAAAAGCCCGTTCAATCATGCGTTGTTGCTTTGACACAATAGAGTTATAGTATTCAAAAGCATCTTCCAATATATCCCCAGAAAAACCAACCTTACCAATCCGGATACAATACCAAGGCTCCTGCCCGAAAGCCGAATAAATACGTTCAACCACACTGGCATCAGTAACGGTAAACTCCTTATCATAATTTTTAGGACTAATATCCACAAACTCCGGTTTTTCTTCATCAGATTCCAAGGTTACCTCTAAGACCTTTGTCGCATTGGTGTCTCCTTGTAATTGCACGATAGTATCAGAAAAACCAGTATCTTCATTAGTCCTATCCTCTTTTATAGGATTTCCGTTTTCATCAAAACGTACCGAAGAAGCACCTTTCTTTGTAATTATCATCCCGGAAGGCATGAAGTTACAACGCACATTACGATACTTCACATTGGCTAATCCCTCATCCGTACTCATTTCCGTAATCACACGGTCAGCTCTTCCGATAGGATACACGAATTTCCCTGTGTTGCTAATCCATAGTATCTGCCCCTTATAGTTTTCAATCCCTCCGGCAGCCCGAATTTGCGCATAGACCACCTCCTTACGTGGATTAAATACATCTATAAACTCCACATTTTCTGGTATTACCTTTATGGCTTTTCCCTGACGGGTTTTCTTTCCTGTCCAATCCGGATGAACTGCGATTTTTGCGATATATCCGGATTCATCCTCCTCCAACAAACGGCAATTTTCAAAGGGGATGTGCTGTACTTCCACTATATCTGCGAACATATTATAATTAACATGTATCGCCATCCCATCGTAATCAGCAACATCCTTGCAGACGAAAGCATGGATGTCATCTGCCGTATCTCCACGGCGGTTAACCACATATTCAGAAAAAGCAACCTCACGAAACCCATTTCCCTCTATGAAATTGGCATAACGTTCTGCACATTCGCTACCCGTTGAACTCGCAGCGATGATATTTCTTAGATGTTGGGGATATAAATTATCATCACCGTAGCTTTGGATGCCAAGATTACGTAAATAGCCCGTGTCAACACGCCTATTACTCTTCTTCTTTAATTCATTTACATTCATCGTTCCGTGAGGTTATTCTTTATTTCACCGTTTCTACGGCTTCTATAGTCTGCTTAGAGTCAACTACAGATTGAGCCTCTTTAATATGAGCATCCAATACTTTAGCTGTAACTTTCTTCCCGTTCAGTTTATAAGTCTTGAACGCATCTCTCACAATCTCAGAAGTAGCACCTTCCACTTCAAAGGCTTTCACCAATTCTGAAACCAAAGTTTCATCCAATGGTAAAGCAGGACTCATCCGTCTTTCAACCCTTTTCTCCCAATCGGAAGGCGTTGAAGCAAAAAAGACTATCCCTTTAGGATTTTCCGCAAGATACCTTTCTGCCGCTTCGTCAGTAAGATTGTTGTTGGTGTACATTTCACTACTTCCAAAGCCTACTTGGAGCAATACACCATTTTTCAATGCATAACTTGATTTTTCTTTCATTTTTCCATATCTTTTTAAGTACGAATACATTTCAATCACAGCGTCACGATAGCAATCACCACATGAGGTCTTGGTAAATGTCCTACCAAGAACTTCATGAAACATCAGTTCAATGTCTGATTTATCAGAAGAAGAAAGGGAGACCTTATCCCCCAATCTCTTCAACTTATCAACCATCTCCAAGACAAGCATATTCCCTCCTATGCTGCCGGTTCAGCCGTCAAAGTGTTGACAGCAGTCTTAGTTGCTTCATAACTCGTCTTGAACAAGAATAATGCAGATTTAGGCGTTTTCTGCTCTTCCAAGGTAACAGCCCATCCACCTTCAGTATCCTCGCTATACTTATCGTTGTCGATAGCTGTAGCTGTAAGCCCTTGGTAGTAACCATACACCTGAAAAGCGGCATCACCAGGGTTTCCTTCTTTCTGTAAACCCTTATATTTATTCTCCAACACCACAACATAGGTACCGTTAGCCAATCCGTCAATAACATCAGCGCATACATCCGGGTCGTTTGCCAATATCACAATCGCGACAGTATTGGTAAACGAACTACGATATGTGCCAGCCACTAATGAGGTCTTTGTACCCGTAAATGGATTTTTACCAGGAACAACAACCTTATAAGCCTTCTTCCCGGTTTTCATAGCCAGCGTTTCAATCACATTCTTTTTTGTAGAATTGAATACTGTGGCTGCAAAGTCCACATCCGCACGATTCATTATTACCCCTTCCTGCTCCAATCCTTGTACTACTGGATCATCACACGACGGAACAATATCTTTCTTTAAAATATCATCACATACTCCCATAGAATACCTCCTTTTGTCAATATGCTACTTGCACCAAGTTGTCCTCGCCAATCATAGAACCGAGTTTACCAGTAGAATAGATATAATTCTTACGGGGTTTTCTTTCAAACCAGATATCAAGGTCAGATATCGGGTTATCGCCTTCACAACCGTACATTAAATTGTCCGGAGAACATAGAACCGCACGGTGAGGAAGGTTCAGTTTCGTTTTATCGTTCTGATACGCTTGAATAAATCTATCCCAAATAGAACATTTTACGACCGTAACGCCGTCATACTCTCCTACTTCAAGGCCGTCAAAAATGACCGTCCAAGGCATAATAACCTTATATTTCTCCCTCACATCACGTGACAAAGAATCACATAATGATTTTGTAGCAAAAATTGCATGTCCGGACTTCTGGAAAATACGGCTATCCGCATCTTCAAGCATCGCGTCAAACACAGATGTAGCAGCCCCCAATTCTTTCATCTTGGACTTCTGCAAAGCATAAGATGTTTCAGAGTTGGCTGATATAACGGTATGCTGACCGGAATTCTCTGCACATATGGCAAACAGGCGTTTAAAGAAACCGTCACATGTCTTGAACAATTCTACATTCAATCCATCCGTAATTTGACCGGAACCGTCAATATTAGCGGCATCCTTGTCTCCAAACCAAGTGAAGCGCCATAACATTTTCATCATTGCTTCCGTCAGTTTTGGAAGGACAATCCCATCCATATATTCAGTAGAAGTAAGGTCCGCAATATTGGTACCCGTCTTCAAGCAGTACTTTGCAATAGTATTCTCCAAGTCCTCATAGCACATTTCCAACGGGACTTGCCAGTCACCAATTTCCCATACTTTCTGGGCGGCAGCGATAGCCACTTTTTGATATTCAGGGTCACATCCGGCGCCTGCGATACCTACATCCTCCATCTCACCGATGAAACCAACTTTCTTGCCATTGGTCACTTTAGGCATGAACGTCATAAAACGCTCCATATCCTCATTTTGAAAGACTGTCAGTTCAATCAAGTCTTTCAAATCTTTCACCGCCTGATTGTCTGGCGTCAATTTTGAAAAATCTAAAATAGGCATACTCAATTCTCCTTTCTTTACTTTTTAGCTCTCTTCTCCCTTTCCTCTCTCAATTTTCTTTGAATAGGTGTCTCCTCTGCACTTGCTTGTGTCTCAACAGTATTCTTGAAGGATTGGGTACGCAAAGAGACTCTATAGGTTGAACAATGTTTTGCTAGCCAATTCTCACCCCCTGCCATCTTTACAGCATTCAGTATCTTATTGTCCTCAACTGTACGGGCATTGGTTTTCAATGCCGCATTTTCCTCTTCAAGTTCTTCAATGCGCGCCTTTAAAGCTTCAATCTCCTCATCACCGTTTGTTTCTTCCGGGTCTTTGATTTCTGTAATCACTCCGTCTGTTACAATGATAGTCTTACCATCGGGCATAACATGCTCGCCATCGGGGGATGCCGCATCTCCCACTTGCGGTTCTCCTTCTTCACGTTCCACCGTCAGTGTATTACCTTCGGCATCTGTCAGTTCCATAGATACTACCGGAATGTCTTCTATCTTCTGGTAGCCACATTTCGCAAGCAGTCTGTCAATGATAGATTGCTTTACCGTTACTTGTTTTTCTTTGTTCATTTTCTCACTATTAAGTTTATAATCAGTTCCTTTTGCTGTAGTTGGTATAAGAACATCAGATATAAATCCAAGTTGTTTTGCAACCTCACCGCCAAACCATGCCTCCTTGTTCATCTGGACCTCCAAAATGGTCGATTCAACTCCTGTCCGTTCAACATATACAGCCATCATCTTATCCTTTTCCGCTTCCAGACTTGATTTGATGGATTCTATAGTTTCAAGGTCCAATAAATCATCATATCTTGCCAAATATGGTTTGTGGATGAGAAACTTTGCATGAGGATAAGCCTTTCTGCGTTCAAGTGGAGCAGAAAGCAAAATGATGGTAGCCATAGAAGCACATCGTCCAACAACGGTACAAGATATTTCCTTACCTGACGCACGTAATGCATCATAAATAGCATACCCCTCAACTGTATCACCGCCACACGAATGGATTTCAATGTCAATTTTAGGGTCAGCCGGGTCAAGCCATGAAAGGAAGTATTGGATATCCGGAAACGAAAGCCCCTCGTCACCGGTCAAATACCAATTTTCCATTTTATCCTTATCGGCTACAATGTCCTTGTTAATGTATAATTTAGCCATATCACATAATTGTTTGTAACAAAGGTAGAAAACATGATACGGCTTGAAGAAAATAAGAAGTCTATTCCACTGACACGCTTTGTCAGCAACTTTTTCAAAACAAAAAAAGGGCGGAATAATTCCGCCCCTAAATATCCACTTTACTTGAGAACTTATCTATTATCCGATAAATTGTCCTTTCCGCAATATTATACTCATCGGATAAATATTGCATGATATAAGTCTTTTTATGCCCCTCCTTTGACAGACGGACATACTCTTGATACACGGGAATATATTTCACATCCCCGACATCAAGCGAAGCGTCCCCCATCATTTGAAGAAGACTTTTATTCAATATCAATAGTTCATATGCTTTCATATACTACCAAGATTTTCAACGTACTTAACCCTATTAGCAACAGAGGTAAACTCTTCCACAGAAACCACCGGAGCAGGCGCCATCATCATACCTTTTGCAACAGCTTTGGCCAGCATGTCCTCTCCTAACGCCTGATTGGAAGAAGCTGTTACATTAATGGGAATACCTCCTCCTATCTGATTGAAAGCCGACAATAACGGAGCAAACATCGAGGTTGCAGCAGCCGTCATTACACTTTCACCGTTGGACAACATAGCAGGTATGGAATCGCTTGTACCGGAACCTGGCCCTTCAACTTTACCTCCTTGTGCAAATTTAGCACTTTTCACCGATTTCATAGCCTTTCCCATAACAGTAGTTACAGATGCCACTACAGTACCTATCGCAGCAAGCATGTCAATCCATGTTGCAGATGAGCGGGTAGCTGTTTCTACGGCTTTGGCAATGGCTACCCCTTGCGCAATAGAAACCTCCGCAATAGCCAGTATTTTCGCCAACTGAGCCATATTCTCGTTATCTCCTGCCGCTTGTTCCAACAAATCAGAAAGATTCCCTGCCAAGACAGAAAGGGATTCACCTTTATTTTGCTGCATCTCCACTTCCTTGTCAATGACCGCCTGCTTTGCATTCAAGTATTCTTGGTCTGCAGCAAGCTGCCTGGCCCGGAATTCGGCATCACTCTCCTCTCCCATCCGTCTCAAGCTGTCTTTCAGTTCAAGCTTCTGCTGTTCCTGCATACGAAGAAGCTCAAGTTCACTATCTCCATTCAATTTAGCTTCTGCCAATTCATTATCCAATCGAAGTTTGAGTGCATCAGCTTGTTTCTTTGCTGTATCATTCTCATGTTGAACGGACAAATCATAAATCTCTTTATTGTACTTCTCCGTAATAGCAAGCTTCATCTGTTCAGTAAGCTCTTTCTGACGGAGTTCTACGTCACGTTGGGCAACAAGTTGCTGCATCTTTAGTTGGTACTCCTGCTCACCTCCAGCTTTTACGGATTCAAGTTGCAGAGAGATTAGTTTCTGCCGGTTCTCCACCTCCTTCATCAGTTGTTCTTCCGATAATTGCTGTAATGCATCATTTTTTTGCTGTTCAAGTGCAATGATCTGCTGATTGAGTGCTTGGCGCATAGTTGCTGTAAGACCTATTTCAGTACGTAAACGGATACGTAAATCCTCTATCTGACGCTCATACACTCTCTTAGTCTCAATAAATTGTTTTTCTTGGGCATCCTTGACTATCTTCAAGGCTTCATCTTCTGCTTTTCGGATTTCCTCGCGCTCTTTTTCTTTGATGGCAGCCACTTTCTCTGCCACAGCTTTCTGCACTGTGACTATTTCTCCTCTAATCGTATTCTCCTGCTCAAGTAATTCCATAGTTTTAGAGAAATACTCCTTCTCCGCATTGTATTTTGCAGCTTCAAGTTCAGCCAACTTATCATTTGTCTCTGCATCATTTTCTGCCCATTCTGAACGCTTACGAAGAAGCTCAAACTCTCTCGTTGCCAAATCCACATTCCGCTTTGCCTGCTCCTCTTCAAGCTTATTAGCCTGCTTTACGAAAGCAAGTCTCTCCTCTGCCGTGAACTTCTCCTTGTCTTTCGCCTGCTGGCGCAAACGTGCGACCTCCAGCTGGTCTTTAGCATTCTGTACTTGGTCCGTTCGCGCTTGTTTTGCTATGGCTGCTTCTTCCTTAGCCAGTTTGATAGCCTCTCTATTGGCATCGTTAATGTCCCTGATATACTTTCCTATGCCAGGCAATTTTTCTGCCATCTTAGCTATCCATCCAATCATCTTTGCTCCAGACTCGACAACAGATAGAATACCTCCCGCCAATCGTTGAACTATGTTCAAAAGAAAATCAAGTGACCTTGATAATGGAGCAGTAATAATGTTCCAACGATTTGACGCTTCTTCACTGGAATTTATAGCTTTGGATACAAGCATTATCGCTGCAGCAATACTAGCAAGAATAGCAACTATCGGATTCGTCAGTAAAGCTAATAATTGCTTACTAAATCCTATAACAGCTGTTTTCCCAACATTAAAAGCTTGTTTCACTCCTCCAAGTTCTGTTTGCATTTTAATAATTGAATCAAGAAATGGGATATTTGATTGTGCAGCCTTTAAAATAGCAGCTTCATAGTTTCCTACATTCCGATAAAAACGCTGCGTTTCCTCCTCTGCTTCCTTTAACTCCTCGGTGATTGCATTAATATGATTCTGCAGTTCTTTACCTTTAGTACCTTCTCTTTCTTCTCTACTCAATGCGTCATATGCAGCGGTAGCATTGGAAAGTTCTGCTCGTAAAGCCACAAGGCTACCCTCTTGTTCCTTCTCTAATTTTAATTGATTCTGAACTTGCTTATTCAGCATCCGAATAGCATCATTATATTGCTGCGTTGCTATCTTCGTTTCAGACAATTTCAAATTATATTGTTCTCGACTAATCCGCCCAGCCTTCAAGTCATCCTTTAAAGTTTGCTCCCTTTTTCGGAGTACATCCAACTGTGAACGATACTCCGCTATTTTACGAATAGCATCATCATAACGTACTCTAATATTAAGAATCTTTTCTTCTACATTGCTATTTCCCATAACTACACCTCCAATTGTAACAATTTACATTCACATATTCCCGTATCTTCTGCCTTAATGGAAATAATGGCATAATATCTACCATATTGGGCCAAATAAATTGGAACAGTCATATCCAAGTCTCTCAACTCAATATCATTTATTTCTATCTTTTCTGTAATAACAATAGGCCTTCGTATGATAGATTGGTATGTTTGGTAATACATAGAAAGGAGTGTATTCCAATCAAGACCAGTAAATACCCCTTTCACACCATTATAAGCCAATAATCTTGGCTCAACTGAATTGTATTCCAAATTACCTTCCTCATCATATGAATATATTGGTATCTTGGCTACATCCGAGAATTGGTCACTGGCAGCAAACGGCAATTCTACAACATCTCTTTCACTTTCTATCGTTTCGTTTTCTACAAACAAATACCCATCATATTTCCCCACTACCGTATCATCCTCCTTCCATCTATAAAAATTCTTTTGAGAAAAATCATCAAGAGAATAGGCAATCGCATTAGGTTTATTATCTTTATATGTAGCAACCAGCCTACGGGTCCAATCCAACGCTTTCGCCTTATTAGACATAATTGTATCAAATGATACAAACACAAGGCCGTTACTTTCTGTGAACAAAGGGAAAGTACCTATGATTGCCGATATAGCTTTAATAAAATCAGACTGCTTTATATCTGGCAGATTAGGTATTATCCAATATCTACCACCCAATAATATTTCTTGCTCTATATTCGTTATCTTCAACGTGCCGCTAATAGAAACGACATCAGATGGCTTGCCTATATTCTGCAAAGCAAATTTCAGATGAGGAATAGAAGAATGTAGAGTAGAAAGCATCTCTGTTTGCCTATTCTCAAATTGAAACAAGACCTCATATACACCGTCACTTATAAAATTTACATTCAGTAATGGAATTGTAAGTACAGTACTTGTATCCAGTTCGCTACCGACTTCATTGAAGTTGTAATTATAAACTTCCAATGTAGCAGATAATGGAGCCACATTTGTATTTACTTTAACTTTAAAATTACCCGATATCTTAGGTACAGCATTTATGACTTTAGACCTATAGCCATTGTAATATCCTCCACTCACTCCGTTTCCTATTACTGCAAGGTTTCCATAAAACGAACCAACATTTCCCATATCGTTGAAGTATATGTTTGTCTTGCCAGCCCTATCCTCTGCAACGCCCTTTAAATCAACGGTTATAGCTTCGATTTCTGCATACTCTTCGCTTGGATTTTTTTCCAATAATGGAACAAACATGTTTTCCAATAAAGCCTCTTTGTCTTTTGGAAAAATAAAAGATATGCCGTTATCCTCTTCTATGTATTCCATGATTTGTTTTACAGACTGAACAGGATGATACCACACCATTGAATCTCCATTTCTGAAACCATAGTCAACCTTTGGATATACACGATCATTTTCTCCCCAATCTTTCCATTCAATATATTTCGGATAATATATACCTCCCACATATTCACCAGCATCCATATCTCTCAGGCTTTTTCCACTTTCAAGCATTGATGATAGTGCTGTTATATTTCCCCACGTCATGGCAATCTCAATCTTATCAGATATAGATATAAGTACAGCCTTAGCAGTTGGAATAACCTCTACCCCATTACGAAAATATCTTGCATCATGATATTTCCGAGGATAACCGGAGTCTGCAGATGGAAGCTCAGCATGCAATATGATACGTTGATTCCTTATTGTCTTAGGTAATTTGATTGTATAACTATTATTGCTCACAATCTTACTCAAGTCTGTAAAAATATTGCTCTTGAAATTAAGTGTAATCTTGGTATTATCGTCCAAGTCTACCAACTTACCATCAATAAATAGCATGTCATTTCTCATAAGCTTTGTACTCTTGTTTCTGGTAATATGATTGTTGCTACGAAATCCTGCAATACGGCTCTTGTCTTATTGAAGTTACCAACAGATACATTCACCGCCTTCCAGCTATCAACTCCATTCACATTTTTACCTGCATACATATCAACGATGGGTGACAACGCGAGTTGAAACAAGAAGTCAAACGTTTCAGAGTCCACTAAAGGAGCACACACCAACAATGTATTCTCTTCTGTTTTTCTCTGCTTACGTCCTGAACCTCCATGATAGCCATTAACATAGTTATAGTCTTGCATATTATTACGAATAAATTCACCATCATTGGCAATTTGTTTACTCTCATCACCACGTTTAAACAACCAATAGCAATAAAAGCCATGACGATTTATCCAACGTAAATAAATTCCATCCGTGCATTCATCAACTAAAAGCCTCACGTTTACAGCCATATTCGTCAATGCATGAAAAGTAAAATCAAATGTATTGTCGAACACGTTTGCCCCCACACTCGTTCCCGGCAATTTCAATACGACCTCATTGTTTGCATCAATTCCATTCAAAGTAATATTATACACCTTTCTTTCAGACAATGTAATAGCTGGTAAAGAAATGCTGTCAGCGGTCACACTCACATTAGCATTACCGGCCGTATACATTCCTACCGTAAACGGAAGGTTTTTAAACCACGTCAATATACGATTTCCATTATACCGTTCACCCACCTTCATTGCCCCCCAAATGATGAACGTATTGAATTGAAAACTTTCAGACATTGAACTGTCCGAATAAAAGTCAATATCTACAGAGAACACACGTCCTACCCCGCTATCTTTCGGAATCGTCTGTGAATAATCAATTTTCCAAAATTCTACAGTGTCAAATGTAGACTGCATGTAAAACGACACATCAAAAAAGCATGCATTATTAAACAGAGCCCTCTTCTCCTTGTATGAAATTTCAGAAACGATATCAGTCACCGTCACCTCCACGTAATCCCAAGCATGCCCGTAAATGTTTATCACTACCGGATTAAAACAGAAAGATATTTCATCCGGATATTCTATGGTTGTTTCCCCTATCTTATGAGTTCTCATTACTATGTAGATTTATATGTGTCACATCATCAACGAGTATACCAAACACACGGTCCATAATGTCCCGTATTGTTTGCTCCACGTCCGTTGTATATATATCCTCGTACGTACCAGAGTGATAAAGTGATGTGCCCTCTGTTGCTATCTTCCGGGCCACAAGGTATGCAAATGACCTTGGTCTCTCCACTTGGATACCCTTGTCTATCATCCATTGCTGAATAATCTTATAGAATCCTTTCGGTACTTTCCCCGAGGCACGTCCCACCTCCAGAACTCCGAACGCTTGACGACCATAAAGAGTACCATGATTATCATCCACGACAACGTGCAGGCTCTTGATAGTTTTGCCACTTGCACGCTGCCCAGCCCGTATATGATTTTCTATGATGCGCTGCCGAAGATTATCCAACTCCTCACACAATATCGCCTTTACCTCTTTCCTCCTATCTTCCATAACTAGCACATGGGCGCTCCTTGAACCTCTTTCAATTTCAATTCTATTACTATTCCGGTAACATTTACATCCAGCTTATCATAGAAAACGGAATAAGGTACCTCATCGCTCACCCACTCAAACAGCTCGCTCCTATTCAACTCACGGATAAACTGAACCGCATATCCTTTGCATCTCTCAATGACCTCCTCATTCTCCACCCCATCGAAATCAAATTTGGTCTTATCAGCAAATGCTATCATGCAGTTAGGAGAATCCCTTAGCTGTGTTCTTGATATGACGAATTTCCCGGATATAGGAAGCAAATTTATAATGGCCGGCAATGGCATCTTATCCAACCTGACATTGGCGGTCGCCCAGTTATCGAACAAATAGGTGACTCCTTCCAGCTTTTCTGCAACAGAAGCTATCTTCCTTTCTACACTTGTATTCATTGCTTATTCTGATATATTTCCCGTAATCGACGTTCATAGCGTATTTTCTCTGCATCCATGTCAAGGCATTTATATACCCTCACCCATGGAACACATTCTACCTGCTCATGGTCAGTTATCCCCATGCGGGTAGCATAGTAATCCACCAAGCCAAACAACCCGAACGAAAGTTTATCAACCCCAGCACGTCTTTCTTCCGGAGTCGGTGCCACGCTTGTAGTTTCAAAGAGCTTGGTAATACGTTCAACTTCCCTGGTTACCCATGTGGAGAATCCCAAAATATCCGCTGCTTCATACTTCTCTATCTTATCAATAGGCAAACCGAGGACAACACAACATGGAACCATTATACAGTCTATTACATTGCGTACGGATTGCAGTTCCATCAACTGACCTATGGTGAGGTCGTTCAGAGTCTCCGGAACTCTGACACCTGCGACAAAGTCCGGTTTAGGCAACTTTCCTATCTGCTCCAACAGTTCAGTAGCATTGCTCGCCACGTCACTCAATATCAAAAACTCTTTTACTGTCATATCTGTCCTAATTTTGCTTTTGGTCTTTTAGGCATCGGTTTTATACGAAAAAGCATTGCCATTATCAACATGTCGAGGTAATCCGGAGAATGTCCGAGTATATCTTTCATATTCTCCTTGCTGATTATCCCTTTCTTCCGGGTATCGGCATCTATATGGTCTTGCTTCAAGACGGACAATTCTTCCATTATGCGCTCTCTTTGCGCTTCCGTACATATAATTCTTATCTGCCGATTATTTATTAGCTCTGCAAGCTTAAATGCACATTCAGATTTCAGATTGTCGTACTCTGGATTAATCGGTCGGGTACCACCATGAAATTCTTTGATACCATTCAAATAACTTTCAAGGTAGCTTCCAAGTCCATCACTATCAACTACCATCATACTACGTGGAATCTTCCACTGTATCATCATGTTTTTAAGATCCGTCTCAATAGATTTACCCGTGCTATATTCCTGGTCTAACCGGATATAACACACATTACCCACCCAGTGCCCCCCGACAAAACGGTCGCGTCCTTTCATGGCAAGGTCAGCTGCTCCCGTCGATAATCCTATCGGTTTTACGTGCTCATTTGCGAATAGGTCACAAATAGCATCATAATCACAGAGTGCTGTCGGGTCGTTGTCATACTCCCAATTACCATAGTACAAGCGCTCCTTTGTCACTTTGTCCCTGGTATTGCGGAGCGTATCTATGTAATCCTCGGTAGCGTAGGGATTATCCTGCACCAATGCTTGAATAAAAGCGTATGGGGCTTCCAGCTTGCCTTCTTTCCACGGTTTGTAGAACTCACGATAAAGCCAGTTCTTCTTTGGATTGCAAGTGATAAGTATCTTCCCGGATATTCCATACACATCATTCAAGTGCCGTCCTATACGCGTCTTCAAAACCTCAAATGCGAGGTAGTGAACCTGCCCGGCTTCTTCAATCCATCCTCCAGTAAACTCCTTGGAGCCCAATCGCTCATACATCGGGTCTTTGACGGGATAATATGTCAAGTCAAGAAAGATGATTTCCGACCCATTCCCTAAAAGTATACCGTCATTGGTCTGCTTGTAGTCAGTGAATCGATGCCACTTTGCCACCTTGTCGAAAGTGACAGAGATAGACTCACGGCTATCTTTCAAATTATTTCGGCCAGCGAACCATCGAGTGCCCGGGAGATAGTAAGCACATTGCATAAGCCATTCACACCCAAGCCATGATTTTCCACCTCCACCAGCGCCACCATAACACAGAAACTTCGTAACATCGTCACGAAGGTAGTTATAGGCTAACCTCTGCTTTATATTGACCTTATATCCCATTACTTGACTTTCTCCGCATCTTCTGTATATGGTAGAAAATTAAATCCTTTGAACTCTTTTCCTGCATTCGTATGGTCCACCTCCTGCTTGTCAACAAGCCCTAACTTTCGGGCAATGATATTCGCATTGAAAGCTCCAACGCACGCTCCCTCAAACTGCTGCGTTTCGATGGTTTCCTCCACGCGTGCGATGACCTCCAAAAAATCTTCATCATTCTTATTTCTACATTCGGAACGAAAAGTGCTCCACCACTTGGAAGAAGCACCTACATAAATACAGAACCCGGTTAGGGAATACGGACGGGAAGTCGGGGAAACTTCTTGTTGTACTTGTTGCTCATTGACTGTCTCCACCTTCTTCCCTTTTTTCCTTTTTACCGGAACAGTCTTTTGAATGGCCTTTTTGGACAACCAGGGATTTTCATCACACCATTGGAAATACTCACATGCCGCCTCCCATAAGAGTTCTGGCGTGGAAAAGAGTTTATCCCTCCCATGCTTGCTCCTTAACATCCAAAATTTATTTCCCGTCGGTGCCGCCATATTATTTCTTCATTCTGATAATCTCTCCACAATGAGGACATGCAAGTTCAATATATTCAGTTCTTTCCTGCTCCAGACCTTCTTCAATACGTTCTGCCTTCTTCCTGAAAGATTCATTCTCTTGGCGATGCATTTCCTCACTGAATTCCTGTTTTGCCGCTTCTGATTGCGACTCTTCCGTGACATAATTGTTTGTCGGAATAAAATTCATGTCAAAACCGAGTAACTGGTCTATGGGTTCAAAAAAGAAGTCTTGCATATCTGCAGGTACATTCATTGTCCTAAGCTCACGTATCAGTTTCTCTTCATCCCATGACGCAAATTCTGATGTCTTATTATCTGCGATACGATACTGACGCGCCTTTTCCTCGTCCAAGTCCACAATGATGCACGGGGCCTCTTTATATCCAAGATTCAAAAGGGCAAAATACCGTGTATGACCAACAATGATTTCAAAATTCTTATCCAACACAAGCGGCTGATTGAAACCATATTTCTTTATTGACTCTTCTACCGGCTTAACAGCCTTACTATTGTTCCGGGCATTATTCCAATACGGAATAATCCTATCTATTGCAATGCTCTGTATATCCATAGTTATAATTCCAATGAGTTTGTATGATGAACAATTTCTTTGATGGCTTTGCTGTATTCATAATTCCTGAACATCTTGGCAAAACCGGTAATATGCTTCAGCTTCACAAGCTCCAACGGCTCCATGCCAAGCTTTCTACAAATAACAGCATCCGACTCACCGTTTTTTATCATGTTATAAATGATGTTTGTCATGCCATCAACGGAATGCTTGCCACGGGCACGATTGTGACGGACCGTAGAAGCCATACGGTCGTTGATATCCTTGTCAATGACAACAATGGGAAGACGCCCACTATTGCGCTGGGCAATGTCCTTATACATGCGCGCGATAAGGTTACGATGAAACCCGTCGACAATAATATACTTTTGCTCCTCTTCACTCCAAATCGTAACAATTGGCTGTGTATATCCATCTTCACGAATGGAAGTATAAAGGAGCTGCATCTCCTGCTTTGCCACAGCGTTCGGATTATAGTTGTTCGCCTTCACCATATCCATCGGTACCCAGAGGACACGGTCCACCGGATTGGCCTTTTCAGGAGACAGAGAGAATAAAATCTGTCTTATCTCATTGAAGAAGTTTATTTTATCTGGCGCTTCATCAAGCATCCGGATGATTATTTCTTTTAGTTTTTCCATATTTATACTTTGATTTATGAACCAATAACCTATTATTCAACTTTGTCTGTTCAAAGTCCTCTGTGATGATACCACGGGCAAAGGCGCGATATATATCAACGCGATCGGAATCAGACCAGCCCGCAATCTTATCAACCACCGTATTTAGATTATTGGTAAAAATTACTTTATTCTTGCTCTCAGCTACGATATTGTCTATGAGATATTGCAGATATTCCGGCCAGTCCTTGAAACAGTTGGGATAGTTTCTTACCTCTTCAAAGGCATCCAACAGAAGATGGTTCGTTGTGCCAATATTGGGAATACGCATGTACATGGCATTATAAGCCTTCGGGTCAATCTCTTGCAAGTAAGGAATATTCTGATTACTGTTCTCATGGATAAGAGAAGATACCCTTGCAGAACGCAACGGTTCCTTTGAAAAGATATAGTTGTAGACCTTATTGTATTTCAACCGATTGGAGAAGATGTAATACCATATATCGCGATATGACCAATCATACAAAGGATATATAACAACACCATGGCTACAACGTTTTCCATATGTCATTCCTGGCAAGGTTTCCTTTCCCGTCAATCCAGCACGACGAGCTGGTGACTCTTCAATACGGACACCTCCCAAAGATATATACCCCCCTCCCAAGTGATGATATGCGATGGCATCAAACATATCCTTAAATCTGTCGACTCCATAGACGTTTTCCTTAAAAGAGACATCTTCTTTCTCACGCATCCACACTTTCCCTGGCTCCCAAGGGATAAACCAGTCACCACTGTTCGCATTCCATAACCGGAACGGAATTTGCACCCAAATAGGTTCCACCTCTGGCAATGACATAACATAACGCATATACTCAACAGTATATGTGTACTCACATTCCTGATCAAGAAATATAACCGGCAACTTTTGAATGCCCAATTCACTTGTCACTTCCAAAGTAAGGTGTAATAAGGCAGTACTATCCTTGCCTCCGGAGAAACAAACACCTAATCTGTCCCCCATAGAAAACAACTTCCTTATCCGGTCTTTTGCCGCTTCATATACATTCTGCTCTGAATACAATATCATACGTTCGTCACGATATAATAGTTATCAAACTCCCTTACTTCACAATGAGGAAATCTTTCCTCCAGCTCACTCCTTGAATGACTGTAATGTTCCAGATTACAGCCGGTACGTTTATAAGTTACCGGATGATAATTCTCCTTGTAGAACATGAGGAAAATATTCTTTCCTTCGGGAATATCCGTCAGTGCTTCAATATCAATGTAACTGGCCGAGCCGAACAAAGCTACAATGCTATTGAATGTTGCAAACTTTAAATTGAGCAACTCAAACGGAATACACAAATTATTATACTCCGGATGCTTCTTTCTGAAAACATCAAGCATCTTACTACTTGGGTCAATACCCCAATATTCATCCGGAGACACTTTCAGAATATCAAGGAGTAACCCCGTACCACATCCCACATCCAGAAAAATCCCTGAAACCTCAAAAAGCATTGAGGCAATCTTACGATTCTCCTCAATACTGGCTTTGTCTTTGAACAGAGAATCATAACTCTCTGCAACTGCATCATACTGATTTACTGCGTACAT